AGACTCGACCACCCATGGCACATCAACTCGTGCGTCACTAAGAACAGGTAACTGGATTGTTGGACAAGATAATTCTGGAAACGGAACAAGAGATTTTTTTATATATGATGGCGGAACTGCTGCGGCCACTAGATTTTTAATCACCACTACTGGGTTTACTGGTATTGGAACTGCTGCACCAGCGACAACACTTCACGTTAATGGCACTATCCGTTACACCAATCGCCCTGCTACAGGCACTATTACAGCGATTGGGTTTGATGCAAACGGCGACCTAAGAGCCTCGTCTTCCTCGCTGCGTTATAAGTACGACATTCAAGACTACGGCAAAGGTCTGGCCGAGGTCATGCAACTGCGCCCGGTGTCGTTCAAGTTCAACGGCGAGGAACGCACAAATATTGGCTATATCGCTGAAGAAGTAGACGCACTTGGTCTATCCGAAGTTATGTTGTATGACGATGAAGGCCAGCCAGAAGGCGTTTTGTACGCAAACATGGTGTCGCTGCTGACCAAAGCAATACAAGAATTAAATGCAAAGGTTGAAGCCCAAGCCGCTGAGATTGCAGCCCTTAAGGGAGTCCAGTAATGCCAATCAAACTTAAAGGCGCTACTTCTGGCGACATTACTCTTGATGTTCCGGCCACTGCTGGTACGAATACTCTTACTTTGCCTGCGGCAACGGATACATTAGTTGGGGTAAACACCACAGACACGCTCACCAACAAAACACTTGACGGTGGAACTGTTGTAACTGCTAACTCGTCTGCTGATGCGCTTCGTATTACTCAAACTGGTGCTGGTAATGCACTGGTGGTTGAAGATTCTGCAAATCCTGATAGCACTCCGTTTGTGGTTAATGCATCTGGTCAGGTTGGTATTGGCACTAACACACCGACAACCACTCTTGATGTAAACGGAAACATTGCACTTACTGGTTCAGCAAGACGAATTACTGCAGATACTAGTGATGCAACATTTTCCAATAGGCTTATGTTCCAAAACAGCGTAACCAATGGGAATACATCTGTTGGTGCTATCCCAAATGGAACCGCCACAGCAGCCAATTTTAGATGCTACGCAAACAATACGGCATCTAATACGACAATTCTTGATATGGCCATTTCAGGAGCAGAGGCAAGAATAACTGCTGGAATAGCTGGAACAGCATCTTATGGACCACTTACTTTTTATGCTAACAATGCAGAGCGCCTGCGCATAGACACAAGTGGCAATGTAGGTGTTGGTGGAACCCCGGCTGCTTCGGCACAAGTTAATGTGCTTGGCACTTATGTGTCATCTGGAAACATAAGTCGTGCGGTAGTTGCAAATGGCACAGCACCAACAACTTCCACAACAGAAGTTAATTCGTTTTATAGTAATCCATCTACCGCAGATGGAATTGGTGCTGTTACAACAATAAACCACTTTACTGCTGTTCAAGGAACAATTACAGGTGGCACTCGCACGACACCATCAAATCAATATGGTTTTGTTGCTTCTTCAACATTAACTGGAGCAACAACAAACATCGGTTTTATTGGAAATATCGCATCAGGTACTAATAGATTTAATTTTTATGCCAATGGTACTGCTGATAATTACTTCAACGGTAATGTTGGCATGGGTACAACGGCCCCTGCTACGCAACTCCATGTCAGTGGAACTATTCGTTACACAAACAGACCTGCTGCCGGAACGATTACAGCCATTGGTTATGACGCTAACGGCGACCTGAAGAACTCATCATCTTCGTTGCGTTACAAATATGACGTTCAGGATTATGGAAAAGGTCTGTCAGAGGTCATGCAGCTTCGCCCTGTATCTTTCAAGTTCAATGGCGAAGAACGTACCAACATCGGTTATATCGCTGAAGAAGTAGATGCTCTCGGATTGTCTGAAGTAATGCTTTACGACGAAGAAGGCCAGCCAGAAGGCGTTTTGTACGCAAATATGGTTTCACTTTTGACAAAGGCAATTCAAGAACAGCAAGGTATTATCGAACAACTAAAGCAACGTATTGAATCGCTAGAGAGTAAATAATGTTTGCCACCTCCACGTTCTCTGAGGAACCATTTTCTTCAGTACCGGCAGGTGGCGTAAGCGTAAGTGTAAGTGTCACGGGCGTATCCGCCGCTGGTGCAGTTGGTGATGTAGTAGTAACTACCGCCGTATCTGTATTCGTTACGGGCGTTGAAGGTACCGGACAAGTTGGTACTGTTACCGTTTTATCCGGTGAGCAGGTCCTTGCTACCGGCGTAGAAGGTACCGGGCAGGTTGGAAGTGTAGTAGTAAATACCTCAAGTGTTATTTCTGTAACCGGGGTAGTAGGGACTACTGCGCTTGGCGATGTAATGGTTAGTGCTAGTACGAATATCTCTGTCACCGGGGTTTCAGCTACTGGTGCTGTCGGTGCAGTTTCTGTTACTGGTAAAGCAAATGTATCCGTAACCGGCTTATCCGCTACAGGCGCTGTCGGTACGGTTTCTGTTATTGGCACGGCTAACGTATCAGTAACTGGGCTAGAAGCAACCGGATTCCTTGGTACCGTAACTGTAATTGAAGGCGTTGGCGTACTTGTCAACGTAACCGGTATATCTGTCACCGGAAGTGTCGGTACGGTCTCCGTAATTGGTCGCGCTAGGGTCTTCCCTGTCGGGGTAGCCGCAAACGGAGAAGTTGGTTATCCGATTGTTTGGGGTAGAATCGTTGATGACCAAGTCCCAACGTGGAATGAAATTACCACCGAACAGAATCCGGGTTGGACTGAAATCACAACCGAACAAACCCCGACTTGGACCAAGGTAGCCGTATGATTATCTACAGAAGAGACCCCCAAGCTGCAAACGTAGCCCAGTCAAAAAACCACGTATCGTGCGCCAACTGTGGTGTGCAAATCACGAATATTGAATACAATTCAGACATCTGCAAAAACTGCAAGCACCCGCTTGTAAAGAACAATAGCGTGACCATCCAAGTCGCTAGTGTCTCGGCCAGCGGAAACGCAACCTAAGGGGTCATCATGCCTAGTACTTTCTCCGACCTAAAGTTTGAGCTGATTGCTGTTGGTGAGCAGTCAAATACGTGGGGTACTACCACGAATACAAACCTAGGAACCGCGATTGAAGAAGCCATTGCCGGTAGGGCAAATGCCAATTTTTCTACCGATGCCGACCTAACACTAACGCTGACTGATACGAATGCTACTCAGGTTGCTCGCAATCTCATCCTGAATGTAACGTCGAGCGTTTCACTCACTACGACAAGAAACCTTGTAGTACCCACAATCGATAAGCCATACATCGTAGAGAACAACACCACTGGTGGTAGAAGTATTGTGGTGAAGACCGGTGGTGGCTCAGGCGTGACCGTGCCTAACGGAAAGACCATGATGGTCTATGCCAATGGCACTAATGTTGTTGCGGCTTTCAACAACCTTATTAGTGGCACCACTCTCAATAACAACACTATTGGTGACGTTGTAGGACCTGCCTCGTCTACGGACAACACCATTCCGCGCTTTGATGGAACAACGGGGAAGCTTATTCAGGGCTCATCCGTAACGATTGACGATAGTAATAATATAGGTATCGGTGGTAACGCTACTATTACTGGTAACGCTACTATTACTGGTAACGCTGGTATTACTGGTAACGCTACTATTACTGGTAACGCAAGTGTGGTCGGAGCTTCAAGCTTTGATACCACGGTTATCTCTACCAACTCTGCTACTGATGCACTCCGCATTACTCAAACTGGTACTGGTAACGCACTAGTGGTTGAGGATTCGGCTAACCCTGACGTAACACCGTTTGTTGTGACGAACATTGGTGATGTTGGAATGGGTGTAACCGCTCCGGTGGGAAACCTCAATGTTTATAACGTAAACAACTGTATTGTTTCAGTAGAAGGCGACAATACAACCCTGTCACGAGTGACCAGATACTCAAACAATGCATCAGGGCCAATTCTTCAGGTTAGAAAGGCAAGAGGCACTAGAGCAGCACCAACTGCGGTTGCTAGTGCCGATGAGGTTGGTGTAATAAATTTTCAGGCCTTTGGTGGCACCAACTATAGAGGAGTTGCTCAGGTTACAGGATTAGCAGAGACGTATACCGCTGACGACAATATAAGTGGCACCCTGATTTTTGAGACTCGGCCAACTGGTGTTGCGGCTGTTCCTCTCGAACGTATGCGTATCACTGCCTCTGGTGATGTGGGGATTGGTAGCAGTAGTCCTGTTGCCGGGTCATTAACATTAGGTAATAGTAGGCCCTTAATTTGGCCTAACGCAGCAGGGGCTTTTTCAGCAACGGCTGGTTCTGCGATTTTTAAGTTTAGCGACAACAACCTATTCATAGACAATCTTGACGCCACTAGTACTGTATTTAGAAGAGCCAGCTATGCAGAAAGTATGCGTATCGCCGCAGACGGTTCTTTCTCAGCAGCCATTCCGGGCGCAGGTTCTACTACTTATCCAGCGTTCTTTAATCGTACTTGGGTAAGTTTTAACGGCGCATCAAACACAACTGTTACTGTTTCGTACGTCCAGAGCAACGGAGTGTCACCGGCAGTGGCCGGGACCGTAATCACGGTTGATTACAATGCTCACGGGCTATCCGCTGGTCAGGCCGTTTATCTGGATTTTACAACTGGTACTGGAGTTGATAACTGGTACACCGTAACCTCAGTAACAAATGCAAATAGGTTTGTGTTGACTGGGAGCACGTCATTAGCCACCTCTGGTACCGCAAATATCTACCGGAGGGATTCGTTTACCGGCGGAAATATCGCGTCTATTTTTTCCACCACAGCAACAGCAGGGGCTTACGCTATCAACTTCACGGTTGATATGCCAGACACTAACTATGCGTGGACTGGTTCAGTTGGTTATGACAACCAAAACCAAAGTGCTTGGCTAGCTGCCCCACATTCAAACGCTGAATCTGCTTGGAAGAGTACTAAATATCTTAGATTTGCTGCCTATACCTCAAGCAGTGTTCAGGCTTCTATAGCACCGAGCGATATCAACGTCGTAATTATTCGTTAAAGACAACCATGCTTACTTTGCTATCTACACTGCTTGGCTTTGTATCTTCGGGTCTTCCAAAGGTTCTGGACTTCTTCCAAGACCGGTCAGACAAGAAGCACGAACTGGAACTCGCAAGACTGCAAACTGAGCGCGAACTCCAGATGGCGGAGCGTGGTTTCCTTGCACAGCAAAAAGTTGAGGAGATTAAGCTAGAGCAGGTAGCCACTGAAGGATTTTACAAAGAAAGGGAAGCTCTGTATGCACACGATATTGAAATCGGTAAGGGCGCGAGTCAGTGGGTGGTTAATCTACGTGCATGCGTTCGGCCAGCGATTACGTTCGGTCTTTTTGCGCTTCTGGTAATCGTAGATATTGCCGGTATATGGTATGCATGGACTCAAGGCGCTGATTTTGTGACAATGATTGACACTGTTTGGGATGATGAAACACAAATGGTATGGGCCTCTATCATAGCGTTTTGGTTCGGGTCTCAGGCTTTCAGTAAGCGATGAAAGTAAGCACAAAGTGCATTGAAATGATTAAGCACCATGAAGGGGTTCGGTACAAACCTTATCGTTGCCCAGCGGGACTTTGGACCGTCGGCGTTGGCCATCTCATCGGAGATGGAAAAACGCTACCACCAGATTGGAATCGAAAGTTTTCGACGCAGGAAGTTGATTCAATCCTTGCGGCTGACCTTCGACGTTTTGAAAGAGGCGTACTTCGTCTTTGCCCTGTCCCTCTTACTCAAGGGCAGTTTGATGCTTTGGTCAGTTTTAGCTTTAACGTCGGTCTAGGCAGCTTACAACGAAGCACCCTTAGGATGAAAACAAACCGTGGGGAAAAAGAGGCTGCCGCGAAAGAGTTTTCAAAGTGGACAAAAAGCGGTGGTAGAGTTTTACCGGGGCTGGTAAAACGACGCAAAGACGAAGCTTCACTTTATTTGAGCTAGGGTTGCTATGCCTCTGAACAAAATCTCGTTTGTACCGGGCATTGACAAGCAAAATTCTGAGTACGGGGCAGAAGGTCGGTGGATTGACTCCGACTATGTACGTTTTCGTTATGGCCTTCCAGAAAAAACCGGTGGATGGCAAAAGTTCAACGACTCCAAGCTTGTTGGAAGCACCTCTAATATATTGAGTTGGTCAGGCCTCACCGGCTCACCCTATATCGGTGTTGGTACCAATAGAAAACTGTACGTATTTTACGGTGGCACGTTCTACGACATCACGCCGACAAGAAAGACTTCGACTGGCAAGACCTTGACTCCTACTAATGGAACTAGGGTCTTGACCGTAACAGACAATAGTCATGGAACGGCAATCGGAAACATCGTAACGCTTTCTAGTGTAAGTGGAAGCGTGGGCGGTGTAGCTGCAACCACTATCGAAGGACAATATCAAGTCAAAGATGTGGTAAGTGCTAACAGCTACACAATTGAGTCACCAGTACAATTTTCTTCTACGGTTACCGCAACAGCCACCATAACCTATGACATAAGTACGGTTCTACCGGTTGGGTTTTTTGACTATGGTTGGGGTGTTGGTACTTGGTCCGCCTCGACGTGGGGTACTCCACGTTCTTCGTCCACCAATACCGTGCTTCCCGGTAGTTGGACCCTTGATGCTTATGGAGAAGACCTGATTGGTGTCTATACAAATAGCGGGGTTTATTACTGGGACACCAGTGCTGGTACGGGTCTACGCGCCGCAGCAATAGCTGGGGCCCCAACAAAAAACACCCTATGTCTTGTTTCAGAGTATAGACATGTTGTTCTTTGTGGAACGGAAGAAATCATCGGAGACACAACTAGTTTTGACCCAATGCTTGTTCGTTTCTCGGACCAAGACGACTATACCGTCTGGGAAGGTACAGCTACGAACTCTGCCGGCGCACAACGTCTTACTGACGGCACTAAGATTGTTTCTGCCACTCGCTCAAGAAATCAAATCCTCATCTGGACGGACACGGCACTTCATGCCATGCAGTATGTAGGACCACCCTATACATTTGGTTTTACTCAACTAGGTTCTAACTGCGGGGCAGTTGGGCCTCATTGCACGATTGATGTCAACGGTGTTTCTTTCTGGATGAGCCAGTCCGCATTTTATATGTTTGACGGTGTGGTAAAGAAGATGCCCTGTACGGTAGAGGATTTCGTCTTTACCAATATTAACCAAACCCAAATGTACTCAGTCGTTGCCGCTTTAAACTCTCAGTTTAATGAGGTCACTTGGTTTTACGCCACCGAGGGCAATAATTACGTGAATGCTGCGGTTACGTATAACTATCTTGAGAACTGCTGGACTACCTCTACGCTTGCTCGTTCTGCTTGGCAGGATAGGGGAGTCTACCCATACCCAATGGGTTGCCGATTCGACCCGGTCGATAACGCCTCAAACATGCCGGTTGTTAATGGGCTGACTGATGGCACGAGCATTGTTTTCTACCACGAGATTGGTAGTGATGCGGACGGGCAAGCTTTGGTAAGCTACATTACCTCCGGGTATTTTGACATTGGTGACGGCGACAACGTACTCTTCATACGGCGCGTGATTCCTGACTTTAAGTACCAGACAGGGGATGTCGAGATGAACATCTTGACGAGACTGTACCCTGCTTCCAACTCGGAACCGAGTTCACGTGACCCCTACAACATCACGCCGACGACTCAAAAGGTTGACACCAGAATCCGTGGCAGACAGGTTTCCTTGAATCTTGAGAACAGTTCCCTGAACGGTAACTGGAGGTTCGGTACCTTGCGTATTGATGTACAACCTGATGGCTTGCGCTAATGACAAAGATTGTCAATGTACGTCTACCCAACGCCGCTTCAAATAACTATTCTGCGGAACAGTTCAATCAACTTGTTCGTTCTCTCGAACAGATTATTCTTCAGCTTAACACTACCTATACACCTAACAGCTCTGAAAATGCTCTTTCCGCAAACACGTGGTTCGAGGCCCGTGGAGAACCAGAAATGAACCCAAGTGTTATCACAGGAGTCTCGCTAGATGCCTTTGGGCGACTACGTGTATCCAATCCATACACTCTGTTCGATAGTCAGAATCGGTACCAAAAAGACCCACAGTTTGACGAGAGCCTTACTGGTTCCGGCACTTCTACCTATGTAGGAAATGAAAGTAGTGTTGACCTAGCCGTTACTACTGCTTCTGGCGATAAGGTCATCCGTCAGAGCTATCGTGTTTTCCCGTACCAACCGGGGAAGAGCTTGGAAGTACTCATGACGTTTGTCATGAACGCGGGTAAGACCAACCTGCGGCAACGAGTAGGGTACTTCAATGCTGACAATGGGGTGTTCTTTCAACTGAACGGAACAACCAAGTCTTTCATCATCAGAACCAATACATCTGGTACCCCTAGTGATGCGCGGACCGTGGACCAAGCTAACTGGAACGGTGACAAGCTTGATGGGACTGGACCTTCTGGTATTACGTTGGACCCGTCCAAGGCCCAAATCCTGTACATGGACTTTGAGTGGCTTGGTGTCGGGTCAGTGCGTTGCGGATTCGTGATTGACGGGCAAATCATCATTTGCCACACGTTCAACAACGCAAATGACTTGGACAAGGTTTACATGACCACCGCGATTCTTCCGGTGCGTTATGAGATTGAGAACACGGGGTCAACGGCTTCTGCTTCTACTCTCACTCAGATTTGTTCGACTGTCATATCAGAAGGCGGGTATGAGCAAAAAGCTATTCCGCAGTGGGCCAGACGAACGAGTGTACTAACTAACGTAACCACGACGTTTTTGCCGATTGTATCTATTCGGCTTAAGAGTACGGCATTAGGTGCAGTTGTCATACCTTCTGTGTTCCACGCAATTCCTATTGGGTCTGTTTTGGATTACGAGGTTGTGTTGATTAAAAACCCAACACTTACTTCTGCCTCGTGGTCTAGTAACTCCACAAACGTAGAGCTTGATGTCAGTGCGACCGCATTGACCGGTGGCACTATCGTTGACCTAGATTACGTGTCCGGTAGCAATCAGGGTAGCGGTGTGGTTAGCACGGGTGAGTCTTATAACTTTGACCTGCAACTCGGCGTATCTGTTGGTGGCACTAGCGACATAATCACACTAGCTGCCAGAAGCCTATCAGGCACGGACGATATCATTGGTTCGTTGTCTTACTATGACCTTACGGACTAAATATGGCCAATAAGTACTTTCACGAAGCACTTATCCCGTCAGCGGCAACTGAGACACTTATTTATGAGGTGCCAACAGCGAATACTGCTGTTGTTCGTTCATTGCGTGTGACAAACGCGGGTAGCGGAAGCACGGTTATTACCGTGACTCAATACGATAGTGGTGATGCGACTGCTCATTATCTGCTGAAAAGCAAGCCATTATCTGTAAGTACAACGATGGATGTTTTCAATGGTGTGCCTTGCGTTCTTGAAGAAGGCGACACGCTAAAAGTTACGTCCAGTCTTGGGTCTTGTCATTTCTATCTCTCATATCTTGAAATGGATAGGAATTGATGATTTTGACTGACGTAGGTTATACTTTAACCAAAAACGGGGCTTTAAAATGGATGAAGAAGGAATCATGGCTCTTGGACCACGGCCCACGGACCAGATGAATACGTCGATGATGCCTCCTGAAGAGAGCATCAGTTACGGTGAGGCTTACGGTGCCACGAAGAGCGCCGTCCGCCAATATCACCCAGAAATCGCTGACCAATATGAATCCGCCATCCAAGAGATGCTGGATGAAATTGGCACGATGACGGCTGCCGAGCTTGATGCCTTCCGTCAACTCATCGAATATATTGAAAAGAACAAGGACCGCTATCCTGAGGTGGTTGCGGAACTTGTCGCTCAGGACATCATTGATGAAGGCGATTTTCCGCCCGAGTACAGCGAAGAATTCATGGCTGTACTTCGTGCTGTTGTGGAAGAGGCCTATCAAAGAGGCGCGGCAGTTCAATTGCCTGTACAACAGTTTGCCTCTGGTGGTCTGGCTTCTGTTGCTGAATCCCTTCGTAGACAAGGTCGCTTTGGCGACACGATGCTCGCTCACATCACGCCGGAAGAAGCCTCTCTTCTTAAGGCTATGGGCGGTTCAGGCACCATTAACCCAGTCACGGGGTTGCCTGAGTTCTTTTTCAAGAAAGTATTTAAGGCCGTCAAAAACGTAGTAAAGGGTGCAGTCAAGGTAGTCAAGAAAGTTCTTGATAACCCAATTGGACGGGTTGTCGCAACAGTTGCGTTGACTCCTTTTGTCGGCCCGGTTGCAGCTGGTGCAATTGTCGGTGGTATCACTGGTGGTGTTAAGGGAGCAATTCTTGGTGGTATCGGTGGTTATGTAAGTGGCGCTGGATTCATGGAGAGCGCCCTTGGCAGTACCATCGGGAAGGGTCTTGTAAGTACACTTGGTCAAACCGGAGCGCAGTTCGCTATCAATACTGCTACTGGTACTGCCATGGGTCTACTTGGCGGGGCCAAACTCAGTGATGCGGTCAAGGGCGGCGTAGCAGGGGCAGCGTTCCAGTACGCAATGAACCGTCCTTCTGCCACCAAGGCACCGATTGACGAAAAAGGCACCATGCTTCCGGCCGGTGACACGGGCCTCAAGACGCAACAAGTGGGAACGGGAGCCACGGCTATTGGCCGTGGGACCATGCCTGCTCCAGCAGTACCCGGTTCTCTTAAGGTGAACGCAGAAGACATCTTTGAGTACCAACCGCTGCAAAGGCAAATCCAAAACCCGCTTGAGGGGGTCAATCTACGCTCTTCGCCATCTGTCGGTATATACCAAGGCACCACTGCTCCCGTCGCTTCTTTGGCGCAGGCCACACCCCCGGCCCCGCCCCCGCCCCAATTTTGGTCTTGACCGCCTTATTAACGAACCCTTGTCCTATGCCTCGGATGTGTACAGCACTTATCTGAGCCCAAGCCGTCAATCGGCGCAGGATTCTGGTGCTCTAATCAAGTATGGACCGCTGGCTGCTGCTGGTATTGGTGCTTTGGCATTGACTGGGGGATTTGAGCAACAACCCGTAACTCCTCCGGGTATTGTTCCCAAGGAAACAGGGGAAGACCTACTTACCGAAGACCCCGGACGGTATATTGTGGGGGGCCTGCCGGGTGTACGGTACGACGCTCAAGGCAATATTATCGGGAATGAGCCGTACAACCCGCCAATGACCCCGAGTATCGTTCCCACGGAACAGGTCTTGTCTTCTGGTGGTATCGGTTCTATGGCTATGCCAGTGTATACGCCCCCTCCCGCAGCGTTGACCGTTCGTCCTAATCAGCCAATCCCACAGCCGTACAACACCGCTGCCGCGTATAACCCCTACTTCCCGATGAATTTTGCGGAGGGAGGAGTAGCTGCCGCCCCGGCAAGTAATGCCTTCATGGACCAGTCTAGCGGATTCGCTCCAGCTAACTTTGCAAAAGGTGGTCAGGTAAGCGCACCTTCTTATGCCTTGACTCAAGCGGAACTTGACCAACTTCGTCGTGGACTTGGTATTGCACAAGCGGATTCAGCTAGGAGAACAAATCCCTTTGCTATGGCAGTTAACCGACGGCAAGTTAATCCTTATCTTCTAACCCAAGCAGACTTGAATGCAATCAGGTCTAAGAGGCTAGTCGAAGGGGATGTTGGAAATGCCTATTCAAGTCCGCTAATGGTTACCAATTCACTAGGTTCTCCTGCCTATTCGGCAAATCCTCTAAAGGGTCTAGCCTTTAGGAGCCAACAACCCCCGCAATACCCTTTGACCGAGGCACAGGTTGCTGCTATTCGAGCCCAGTTGGCTGGTTCACCGGATAAATTGGGTCTTGGGGAAGCTGCCCCTACTACAGGGGAGGGTATGTTCCGCCGATTCAGGTCGCGTTATGTTATCCCGGCTTCTAGTCTAGCACCTGCCCAAGCCCAACCTACCACTAATCTTGCTGCTGGTGGTATTGCTGGAATCCCATACGGCCCACAAATGGCGCGAGGTGGTTATCCGCGCAAGACGGGGCAAATTTCCGGTCCCGGAACCGAGACCAGCGATGATATTCCCGCTATGCTGTCTGATGGTGAGTTCGTAATGACGGCTCGTGCTGTTCGTGGCATGGGCCGTGGCTCACGGCGCGTGGGCGCTAAAAAGATGTACAAGTTGATGAACCAACTCGAAAAGCGGGCTTCTCCGCAAAAGGCATAAATCATGGCTGAGACTTCTATTCAGGAACAGATAGTCAGGGAAGCACCCGGAATTGAGGCCTATAAGTTAGGTCTTCTGGAAAGCGCAAAAGCTCTGTCTAATCAGCCGGTGAACTTGCCCGCATATCAAGTTGCGGGAATGTCAGCGGACGAGCTGAATGCCATTCAAATGGCTCGGTCTGGAATCGGTGCATATCAGCCGTACATGACCGGGGCTCAAGGCGCTACCCAATACGCTATTGGTACCATGGGTGAGGCAGCCGATATCCTTCGCGGAGCAGATACCCGTGCCCAGTTTGCCCCGGCGCAAGCAGCAACTGGTCTTGGTGTAGCCGCTACCCTAAGCGGTGCGCGAAGGGCGGAACAAGGCGATATCGCTGGTTACATGAATCCGTATCAGCAGCTTGTCACGCAAGAAGCCTTGAAGGAGATGAATCGTCAGGCGCAGATTCAGCAGCAGGGTTTGAATGCTCAAGCTGCTAGGTCCGGTGCTTTTGGCGGTGTCCGAGAGGGTGTTCAACGTGCTGAGCTTGGTCGCGGGTTGTCCGATATCCAGTCGCGTCGTATCTTTGAAGACTTGGCCCAGAACTACGCTCAGGCCCAAAACCTCTATGGCCAACAAGCCGGTCGGGAACTCACGGCAGGTGCTCAACTTGGCCAACTTGGTCAAGGCATCGGTAGCCTTGCTGCCCAACAATACAATATCGGTCAATCGATGGCCGGTACGTTGGGTACTCTTGGTACTCAACTTGGTAATCTGGGTGTTCAACAAGGTGCTCTGGGCGAAACCGCTCAACGACTTGGTCAACAAGACGTACAACTCCTGTATAACCTTGGTTCGCAACAACGCGGTGTGGCTCAGGCTGGTCTTGATGCTACCCGTAATACGGCATTGCAACGTGCTTACGAGCCGTATCAGAGGATTGGTTTCTTGTCGGATATTTACAAGGGCGCTCCGACCTCTCAAATCTCCACAACGGCAGCAACTGCTCCAGTTCCTTCTGTGGCACAGCAAGTAGCAGGTCTTACCGGAGCTGCGCTTACCGGCACAGCCGCTCTTCAAAAACTTGGTGGTATATAGGGTAGGACAAAAAATGAATGACGAAATCCTTAAGAGGGCGATGTTTTCTTCTTCGATGTCTGGACCTAAGCCCAAAGAC